TTCGTCTATGGAGAAACTATAGTCAAGGCAATCGAAAATCTGGCGAAAAAGGTGGAAGAAACGGAGCAAGGCAAGGGCGGGGAACCATGCAAGTAAAGACTCTCCATCCGGAGGACTGGCGGAAGTGCCTGCACAAGAACGAGTACAGGACGTCGTTCTGCGGGGACTACTGCCCCGACTGCGACAAGAACATTGAGAGGCGTGGGGACAAAGAGGAAGAAAAAGGTGCTATCCCCTCCCCTATTCTTCAGGGCTCTAAAAAATGACATTTTGAGGCTGGGAAAAAAAGGGGAGTGGGTGCGAGAGAGTAGGGGAGTGGGCTATATGAACAAGTGCAGAGCGTGTGGTAAACCAACAGAGCGACCCATGTATTGCTCAGACTCCTGCCAAGGGAAGGGCTGGAAGTTGCACAACCGCGAGCAATACCTTGCAGGAAAGCGCCTGTACCAACAAACGCACAAAAAGGAAGTCGGAGAATACAACAGGACGTGGCGGTTCGCAAACAAGGACAAAGTAAGTCAGTACAATAAAACGTATAAAGAAAAGAGGTGATATATGGAAATCAAAATTGTCAGACAAATTGAAGTAGTGCCCATTGAAACCATTCATTTGTATCCGGAAAACCCTCGGGAAATCGAGGAGTCACAGTTCAGCAAGCTGAAAAAGTCCATTCAAACATACGGATTTATCGACCCGCTCATCGTCAACAAGCGAAGCCACAAAGATTTTGACGCGGACAGGGTTTCAACGGCAGTTGGAGGAAACATGCGCTATCGCGCAGCAAAAGACCTCGGATTGACCGAAGTGCCGGTTGTTTGGATTGACGTGAACCGGAACGAGGAACGAATAATCAATATCGCCCTGAATAGGATTAGTGGAAAATGGGACGTGGGAAAACTCGAAAAAATGGTGTATGAGTTGAGCGATAAAGACCTCGCACTCGACCTTGAAATGACCGGTCTGGAGGACTGGGAGTTAAAACTCTACAATCCTGCCGAGGACATTGACGCGGAAGATATTGAAAAAATAGTCGGCACGGATGAAAAACCAACGTATATTCTCAAAATCGTATTTGCAAGCGAAGATGAATTTTCAAGGGCATCAAAACTACTGGGCGGAGACAAGCGGATTCGAAACATTATTCGAGGCGACGCTCTGATGAAAGTTCTTGATGTTTATGAACAACACACCCAAAACTGAACGGAAAGATACCTACGTAAGCCCTCGTTGGTCGGCGGAGTTTTTGGATTGCTCCATGCCTATGACGTTCGACCAGTACAATTTGTGTTCTTACCGCTGTCAATACTGCTTCTCTTTTTATCAGCGTATCCACATGAAGGACTATGCGGAAAACAATGCAAAATTTGTCAATGTGGAAAAGGTGAAAGACATTTTTTTACACCCGGACGATTCTGAGTTCGGAGAGTACGTCAAAAAGCGGATACCTATGCAATGGGGGGGACTGAGCGAACCTTTTGACATTTACCTTGAGCCAAAATATGGTATTGGTTTGGAGTTGATGAAGTTTTTTCGAGAAATTGATTACCCCGTCGCATTCAGCACAAAGTCAGTATGGTGGTTAAAAGACAGCCGATATACCGACATTGTTCGAAATGCAAAAAACTTTCATTTCAAGTTTTCAATTATTACGATGGATGAAGAAAAACGCCGGATCATTGAACAGGGTGTACCAACAACAGCAGACCGGCTGTGGGCACTCGGGGAAGTGGCAAAACTAAATACCGCCGGTGTCAATTTGCGTTTGCGACCTTTTATGATTGGCGTGAGTAATCCTACACACTTACAACTTATTCGGGAAGCAGCCAATCGGGGAGCTGGTGCACTCACAACAGAGTTCTTTTGTTTGGAGTCTCGGGCAGACCTTCGGGTGAAGAAGCGATATGCCATTATGTCTCATGCGTGCGGGTTTGACCTATGGCAGTTTTATAAAACAAACAGTCGGAGAATGCAGGGATATTTGAGATTAAACTACGAAATCAAACGCCCCTTCATTGAAGAAATGCAGGCGCTTTGTAAAGAGTTGGGTATAGGATTTTTTGTGAGTGACGCGCACCACAAAGAAAAATGTGTCCTTGCTGACAAGTGTGCGAAAAAGTGTCCGCAGGCTGACGGAAATACAATGGACGATACCCAGTGGGGCAGTTGTTGTGGGTTGCCAAACGACACATATTTCTCAAACCATGCAAAATGCCAGTTTACGCAGGCGATAACCCTCGCAAAAAAGAACGGAGAGGTAAGATTCAATGAAATCGATAAAGAATTTAACGAATATCTGAAAGGAACGAAGGTAAACACAGTGCTTCATGCTGGCGATATGGCACAGCACTACCATAAAACCATGTACGATTACATGAAATATATCTGGAACCACCCTACAGCCTCACAAAGCCCGTGGCGATATTTTGATAAACTGATGATACCTGTCAGGGTTGATGAGGACGGAATGGTCGTGTATAAATTCAATCAGGAAAAATATGACAACCACACCGTATAAAATAGTAATTCCATCATACAAGCGCGCTGAAACGCTCCGCGATAAGACGCTCAAGTTACTAGCTCATTACAATATACCAGTGGAGAAAATCCATATTTTTGTTGCAAATAAAGAGGAAGCAGAGATATACGGAAAAACGCTTGATCCAAAAACATTCGGAGTAATAATTATCGGTGTCCCCGGTATGCGGGCAATTCGCAATTTCATTCAAGACTGGTTTTTAGAAGGCGAGTACATTGTAAACATAGACGACGACATTCAGGCAATCAAGGTTCGATTGAATGACTACGAGTGCAAGGACTTGCACAATTTAGATGAGTTTATTACTTCCGCATTTGATATGTGCGACAAAAAGGTATGGGCAAGCTTGTGGGGGGTCTATCCGATGATCAATCCACTTTTTATGCACAATGATATCACCCTCGATTTGCAGTACATAATCGGCGCTTTTTGGGGAGTTATCAACACTCACGACCCTGAAACCTATGTTACCGGCGAGGGCAAGGAAGATTTTGAACGCACGATAAAATTCTATATTCGCGATAACAAGGTTGTCCGATTTAACAATGTTGGCATCAAGACCTCCTACTACACCGAACCCGGAGGTATGCAGGCCAACGCCACAAAAGAGGAACGGCAAAAAGAAGAGGTACGGTGCGGAAGAATCCTACTTGAAAAGTATCCAATGTTCTGTGAAGTGAATAAAGCAAGGAAGAGGCGCTTTGAAATCCGGCTGGTTGACAAAAGGAGAAAACATGGACGATAGGCTCTTGCGGTTTTTGAAGGAGAGTAACGCGATCGAGGGTGTGTACGACGCCGAATCGCTGGGGCAGGCGGTGTTCGCGTGGGAGTTCCTCGAGTCGCAAAAGGAGATGAGCATAGGCGTGGTTCTCAAGACCCACAAAGTACTCATGCTCCACCAAAAATTGAGACCGGACGAGAAGGGATATTTCCGGAAAATTCAGGTTGAGGTCGGGGGCAGGGAGGGAATCAAGTGGACGTTCATCCCCGAGGCGATGCAGGTGTGGTGCATGAACGCGCAACTCTATCCCAAACAATGGAAGGAGCACCATATTCGGTTCGAGCAGATACATCCCTTCGTCGACGGAAACGGGAGGGTGGGAAGAATGCTCATGAACTGGGAGAGGCTCAAGGACGGGAAGGAAATAATCGTCATCAAGGAACTGAGGAAGTACGAGTACTACCAGTGGTTTGAGTGAATGGCGCCAAGGAAAAGTCAACGGGGAAGGGGGTCGCTTCACTCAGGCTAGGTACGAAAGTGAATAGGAAATGAACAATAAGTGAATAAAAATCGTACTTATGATATGCTGGTCTGATGAGAGAGCGATGGCGACCGCCCGAGGGCGAGGACGGGAAAAGGCACGACAACCCGCATCACGCCGGTCAGCATAGCCATTTAATGCGGATACAAAATGCAGACGATATGCGGGAACTTGCGGGGCAAGTATCGACCGCGGACCAACGAAAAAAGGAGGAGCTATGGACAACATAGAAGAAATCATGATGGGCAAGGACTGGGTAATCACCGTATCCATCAAGAATTTCCTGCTCACGAAGCACCCCATTCTCGTGCAGGAGCTTCAGAACCAGATACAGTTTGCTTTGCTTGCTTTCAACCAAAAAGTGAAAACCTTGGAAAAAAACATGGAGGGGGCAGTTGTTTCAAAGCCCAATCCTTTCTCGGACAAACCGGAGAAGGACAAAGAGGTAGAAAAAGCCTACATCGCCGTCCTAGAGGAAGAAAAGAAACGACGGGAAGGCGGAGGAGGAAGGGGCACGCTATGAAAACACACGCAAGGATCGACTGGGGTAAGGCTCGGCAAGAGTTCACCGCCACGAAGGGCATGAGCCTCAAGGACGTCGCCGAGAAGTACAAGATGAGCTACAGCATGGTTCTCAAGGTGTCGATGAGGGAGGGGTGGGTGAAGGAAAAAGAAAGGGTCTGGGGCGAGGCGGAGAAAGGGGCGCTCGTGGAGACGGAGGGCTCGATAAAAGACCTTATTACCCGTCACTCGAAGGTCGCCCGATTCCTGCAAGCGGGTGCACTCAACCAGCTCAAGATAGTCGTTCAATATCTCCAGGAACATCCTGCGGTCTTGCAGACTACGAACCTCGTCGCACTGGCAAAAATAATCCAAGCTCTGACCGGAATGTCCGGGGAGGGACTGAAGGCGGAGCGGGAACTCTACCCGAAACAAATGAAGCTCGAAGGCGACCTCGACGTGAAATATACGGAAGTGTCGCCCGAGCTTAGAAAGGCAGCCCATGACGCCCTTGTCAAAGCAACGAGCAGCAAGCCAAGAGAAAGAACTGGGGATAATCGAAAGAAACAAGGTTGACTATTTTTACGACTGGTCGATAGACAACATCTGCACCCCAAAGGGTGAGAAGCTGGATTTTTTTGACCACAAGTACCTCGTCGGTATCTACAATGATACTTCACGGGACATACGCATCAAGAAGGCAGCGCAGATAGGCGTATCCACTTATGCAATCAACAGGTCTCTTTGGTTCGCGGACACGCACAACGTATCCGTGATATACACGTTCCCCACCGCCTCCGACGTTGCGGACTTCTCAAAGGCAAGGATCGCGCCGGTCATTCAGGCGTCGCCCCACCTCGCCCGCATCGTCGAGGGAGGGATAGAGCTCAAGCAGGTGGGCGCGTCGTTTCTTTACTTCCGAGGCGCATGGTCGGAACGGCAGGCAATCGCCGTGGACAGCGACTTCAACATACACGATGAGATTGACTTCTCGAAGCCCGACATAATCGAGATGTACAAAGAGCGTCTGTCCCATTCGAAGTACAAGTTGTTTCTGGCGCTTTCAACGCCGACAATCCCCGAATTTGGTATTGACTACCTGTTCGGCAGGAGCGACAAGAAGGAGTGGTTTGTTACCTGCCCGAAGTGCAAAAAGAAGCAGATACTCAAGTTCCCCGACTCGATCAGGGGCGACGCGCTCGAAGCGCGGTATGCCTGCGTTTTTTGTCGGGCGACCATTACAGACGACGCTCGTAGACAAGGGGAATGGAGGGCAACCGGTGACTCAAGGTGGGGCGCTTCTGGGTATCACATATCGCAACTTATGGCTCCGTGGATCAGCGCAACAGAAATCTTACGAAAAGAAGAAGCGAGCAGAATACGACCCACTCAGCAGCTAAGCGGAATAAAAGACTTCTATAACTTTGTGCTAGGCGAAGCCTACGGCGGAGAGAATGTTCCATTGAATAGAGATATACTCCTTTCCTGCATACAAAACAAGTACGACCTCGAGCAGAAAGGGAGGAATACGATAATGGGGGTAGACCAGGGCGACAAACTGCACGTCACGATTTGGAACAAGGAAAGCCCGACGGAGATACGGCTCATCCATACGGGTGTGTATGAGTCGTTCGATATCGACCTGCCGAACCTCATGGAGAAGTACAATGTCACGTTCTGCCTCATCGACGCCCTGCCGAACAAACATTCTGCGCGCAAGTTCGCCTTGATGTACATGGCAAAGGTGTGGCTCGTGTACTACAACGACACCCAAAAAGAATTTATTAAATGGTATCAGGAAGAAGAAACGAAAGAATACCGCGTTATCGTCAACAAAATGGAGTCGCTCGACCGCATGGCGGACAAATTCAAGAACCACATGATTATCCTTCCGAGGCTTTCACAGGAGATTGACCTGCTGATACGCCATTTGTGCAACTGGGCGAAGGACAAGGAGGAGAAGCCCGACGGCAGGGTCGTGTGGGTATACAAAAAGCTCGGAGCCGACCACTTGACAATGGCAAGTAACTATGCAATGCTGGGGATTGACAAACTGTCGACGGGCTCTTTGGCTGAACCTAAGGCGGAGGATATTCCCATGAAGGAACGTCCCATCACCGCCGGAGTTTTGAACAAAAAATTTTAGGAGGTCAAAGACCTATGAAAACAAAACCGGTTAAAAGCAAAACGTTTGCAACAGCAACGCGTGCAGAGATAGGGGCTTCTGGTACTACAAATCTTCTGGGCTACATCGACACCGACGAATACGTCTCCGATCTGACAGGAACGACACTTTACACGACAGTCGACAAAATGCGCTGGTCTGACGCGTCCGTTCAGGCAGCGCTTCTTCTTTGCGAGCTCCCCATACGATCCGCAGAATGGGACATCGAGCCAGCGGGAGACGACCCGTTGAGCGTCGAGATTGCGGACTTCGTGAAGAACAACATACTCAACGGGCTCACAATCCCTTGGGAGGACACACTCCGGCAGATACTCCTCATGCACCCCTATGGTTGCATGGTCTTCGAGGTAGTGTACAAAATTACGGAGGACAACAAAATTGGTTGGAGAAAATGGGCTCCACGACTTCCCAAAACAATAGAGAAGTGGAACTCCAACCCGAATGGGGAACTCGAGAGCGTCATGCAGCGGGTGTACAAAGACAACAAATACATTCAAGTTGTTATTCCGGTTCAAAAATTGATGGTGTTCACCCACCGGCGCGAAGGGGACAACTACCTCGGAATCTCATTGCTCCGCCAAGCGTACAAGCACTGGTTCTTCAGGGACAAGTACTACAAGATAGACGCCGTGGCGCAGGAACGGCTGGGTATTGGTATCCCCGTCATAACGCTTCCCGTCGGATATACGGACGACGACTATAACAAGGCTGTAATAATGGCGACGAACCTGCGGGGACACGAGAGGGCGCACGTCATCAAGAAAACGGGCTGGGAGGTTGAGATGCTTGACCTCAAGGCCTCGACCCTGAAAGACCCCTCCGTCATGCTCGAGCACCACACGCGCGAGATCCTGAAGTCCGTCCTTGCGCAGTTCGCCGACCTCGGCTCAAAGAGCGTGGGAAGTTTCGCGCTGTCCGAAGACCAGTCGACGCTTTTCCTCCAGTCCCTTGACGCATCGGCGAAAGTCATCGAGGAAATCATCAACGGGGAAATCAAAAAGCTAGTGGACTACAACTGGACGGTGGACGAGTACCCGAAGCTCACGCACGCAGACCTCGGCATTCGGGACTTCAAAGCACTTTCAGAGGCGATACAGTCACTCACGTTCGCAAATGTTTTGACTCCCGACCCGGAGCTTGAGGACTATATGCGCAGGGTGATGAAACTGCCGGAGAGACCGGAGGAGATTGTCGCTTCGTCCGATGTGAAGCAGGAGAAAGACCAGCTGGGGCTCGACGGGCAGAAGATACAGCAGGACAACCTCAAAAAGGGAGTGATCCAACTCCCGGGTGGCAAGAATCAGCCCCCTCCAAAGAAAGCACACGAGTTTGAGTACAAGCGCGAATTGACCACAGCGGAGAAACGAGTCAGGTTTGACGAGATACGCGACTACATGGACGAGGCGGAGCGCAACATCGTGAATCGCATGACGATGATTTTCAACAGGGAGAAGACGGCGCTCCTGCCCCTTTTCGAGGAGGCGATAAAACGTAAAGACTACGCAGACCTCCACCGGCTGAGCTTCAAGGTGAAGAGCATGTACATGCAGATGCTCTCCGAAGAAATGAAAAAGCTGTTTGAGTACGGGAAGCTGAAGTCGAGCTATGAGATAAAACAACCCGCCCCGATGACAAACTCGGAAATAAACCGGAGGATCACCGAACGCGCCTTTTTTCTTGCCAACCGGCACGAGAAAATGCTCATGGAGGAACTCAAAGGCGTGGCAGCAGTCGGAATGATGAACCCCGAAGTGACGGACAAAGACACTCTCGCGAACGTGTCGGCGGGGTTCGAGCGCTTCACCCAGAAGAACATACCGGCAACGGCAGCGCTCGTCACGACGGACGAGATAAACAATGGCAGGATATTCACCTTCGACTCATTCAAGGACGAGATTTACGGGTACCAGTGGTCGGCGATCCTCGACACTAACACGTGCAACTACTGCTCGAGCATCGACGGAAAGGTCATCGGGATTGAGGACAAGGCGTTCCACGAGTATAAGCCCGGAGCCGTCCACTTCGGCTGCCGGTGCATTTGGGTTGCAATTTTGAAGGAGGAGGCGAGCCCCCCGCCCTTCACGGGCATACCCGAGCAACTTAGACCGCAGTCGGCGGTCGCGACGTGGGACTTCAAGGACATAGGATTCCCGTTGCCAGGCTCCGGAGGGCGGAAAATGCCCTATGGAATAGGTGTTTATAAGGAGGGAAAAAAATAGTATGGAAAATATAGAGAAACTGGCAAACTTGGGAGGAACAGTAGTGACGGTGATTCTTTTCCTGTATTACTTGGCGAAAAAGGACGCAGGGATTGACAAGATGATTTCCAACCACCTGCAGCATTCCAGCAAGATAATCAAGGAAAATAGCAAGGCTCTCAACAAGGTGGCGCTAAACATCAAAGAGTTGTCGATGATGATTGGCAAAAACACTAAGAGCCAGGATAATGGAAACAAAAGTTGACTTTTGTGATATGCTACCATTAAAGTGTAGAAAGGAGGACATATGCCAATGACATTTCCTGCCGGCTTCGACAAGTGCGTTAGGGAAGGCGGAAGGGTTAGGACAATCAAACCCAAAGAGGGAGAATACCTCCACGTCTGCTACGACAAGGCCGGAAAGTCCCACTCCGGAGAGGTGAAGACCTCGAAAAAAGAGGCTTCCGAAATTTCCGCGTTTCTTCGAAATCAGGGATACGTCGAAAAGGACGGCGAGTTCGTGAAGGGCTCCGAGATGAAGCTCCGCATGCTCATACCGCAGATCGAGCTGGCTAGCGTTTTTTCCTCGAGCAAGCCGACTTCGGAGATAGAGATAATGGCTTCCGGAAAGTGGGAGCATCCGCAATACGGGGACGTGCAGATAACGGAGGCGGACATCGACAAGTTCATTGCGTCTTTCGACGATAAGGTTCGGAAGGTCGACATCGCGGTCGACCAGGAGCACATGCCCGAGAAGGGTGCAGCCGGCTGGTACAAGTCGATGAAGAAGGTTTTCGAGGACGGCAAGACAAAACTGAAGGCGACAATCGAGTGGACGAAGCTCGGGACGCAACTCATCCAAGACGGGATTTTCAAGTACTTTAGCCCCGAGTTCGACTTCGCCTACGAAGACCAGGAGACCCACGAGCAGTACGAGAACGTGCTCCTCGGCGGGGCGCTTACAAACAGACCGTATTTCAAGAGTCTCGCCCCTGTGGCGCTCTCTGAGAATATGTTCGCCGGTTTCACCGGCAAAACAACTGTGAAAGGAGGTGAAAACAACATGACCAAAGACGAACTTAAAGCAAAATTGGTAGAAGATTCCGCATTCGCGCTTGCCGACGACGCCTCGGAAGAGGAGAAAAAGTCGCTGGAGGAGGCCAAGGCGGAGTTAGCCAAGGAGGCTGAGGACAAGGCAGCAGCCGAGAAAGCTGATGTTGAAGCGAAAGAGAAAGCAAAAAAAGAGGAAGAATTGAAAAAAGCGGAAGACCTGAAAAAGAAAAAAATGAGTGAACAGTTTATCTCGCAAGCCGAGCACACTAAGGAGATGAATGAATTGAAGTCAAAAATGGGGATTATGGAATCCAAACTTCGGTTCAAAGAAGTCACCGAACAAGTGCAAGGATTTGTGTTCTCTGAAAGCAATCCCTCTGGCGTGCTTTTACCCAAAAACAAGAAAGCAGCGGTCGACCTATTGATGGCTGCTACACCGAAAGTTGCTGAACTTTTCAGTGAATTTCTGAAAGGCTTACCGGCAGTTTCCGCCAAACTCTTCAAAGAGGAAGGCGGGGACGGCGAGGGGGCAACCAAAGAAACTCAGAAAAAGGAAGCGATTGACAAGAAAATGTCCGAGAACAAAGGGTTGACGTATGGCGAAGCAGTAAAACTTGTTTCGCGGGAACAACCGGCTCTTTTCAAATAAGGGCTCGGAAATTGTATTAAAACATTCATCGCAAGGGAGGTGAGTAAACATGGCACAATCATCAAATCAAACTGTTAAGTCGTTTATCGCCGGCGAGTCTTTTGCAAGCAAGCAATACTATGCCGTCCAGATAAGCGGGGCTGACAATACCGTAATACTTGCGGGTACGCCTGCTGCTGAAGGGACGCACGTTGTTGGAGTTATCCAGAACGAACCCGCAAGCGGAGAGGCTGCATCTGTGGTTATAGGAGGAACGTCGAAGCTTCAAATGGCTGCTACGTGCGACCGGGGAGAGAAAATCATGTCCGCAAGCGGGGCAGGGACTCCCGTTGACGCAGACCAAAAGTCTGTTATCGGTATCGCTCTGGAATCAGCTGTTTCGGCTACGAGCATCATTGAGGTACTCGTAACTCCGGGCGGTGTTGCACAGGCAAACGAATCTAACTAAACATTAGTTGCTCTTAGCCGTTCCCAGAGCGTAAAACCCAAGAATGGCAAACGATGAAGGGAGGTGAAAAAACATGACATACAGTGAAATTCTAAAGATGAAAGAAATGTCCCGCCTTGAGGGCGAGATGAAATTTGCGAATCCAACAGAGAAAGATGTACACGTAGATTCGGTGCTTTCGGGTGTTTCTATCCGATACACCAATGATGAGTTAATCGCTGACCAGGTTCTTCCCGTGGTTCCCGTCAAAAAGGAATCCGACAAGTACTACACATATACCCGCGCTTGGAAGCTTCCCCAGTCCGAGAGGGCTGCCGGTGCTGAAGCAAACGAGGTAGAATGGAATGTTGGCACAGACACGTATCAATGTGAGGAATATGCGTTGAAAGACCTTATCCCTGACAGAGTGCGCGACAACGCCGACAATCCGCTCGATATGGACGTAGACACCACGGAAAATCTGACAGAGTTGATTCAATTAGGGCGAGAGAAAAGAGTTGCCGACATCGTTTTTGCTGCCGGCACGTATGGTTCTCAGACCTCTGCTTTAGCTGGAGTTAACCGCTGGGATGACTACGGAGGTAGCGACCCCGTCGGTGACGTCCGCACAGCAAAGAGCACAGTTCACGCTGCCACTGGCAAGATGCCCAACGTCATGGTTATCGGGTATCAAGCTTACTTGAAACTTCTTGACCATCCCGACATTCTGGAGAGAATAAAATACACGCAACGCGGTATCGTAACCGCCGACATCATAGCTGCCGTCTTCGAAGTAGACAGGCTATTGGTCGGAAAAGCGTTGTACGACTCCACACAGGAGGGCGTTGCAGAAAGCTTGGGATACGTCTGGGGAAAATCGGTTGCACTGCTTTACGCGGAACCGTCACCAGGCTTGAAGAAAGTGTCATTCGGCTATCAGTTCCAGAGTAGAGGTTTTAGAACCAAGAAATGGAGAGTCGAAGGCAGAGAAGGGGATTTTGTAGAGGCAGGAGAAATCCGGGACGAGAAAATAGTTTCTGCCGGATGTGGGTATCTTTACACCACAGTCGTATCGTAAAGAAAACCTTTTTGATAACGGGGTAGGGGCAGTGAGGACAAACAATACCTGCTCAAATATCCTAACCCGAAAAAGGAGTTGACACTCTGTAAAGGAGGTGAAAAGCAACTATGATTATCAAAAACAAATGGGCAACATATTTAGGCTATGGTTATGCTGGCTTATTCGGGGTTTGGGCGCAGAGATGGCTCGCTCCGGACGCAGCAGCCGTAGCGGTCGTTCACGCAGCAATAACCTGCACAACGGCGGTTCAAACAATCACAACTGGTATTAGTAACCCAGACTTTGCAAGGACGCTCGTTGCGAAAACAACGAAAGCGGGCGGAAGCATGGCTGGGAAGATAGTAACGATTTACGGAACCGACATTAGGGGAACTGCAATTTCAGAAGAAATTACCTGTGGTGATGACACCGCAGCGGGAGGCACAAAAGCATTCAAGACTGTTTCGTCAATCGTTATTCCGACTAGGGTAACAGCAGGAGACACAATTTCGATCGGCATAGGCGACAAACTGGGTCTGGAAATGATTCCCTACATAGCGGTCGCAATTTCAGCGCATCATGGAGCAACACTGGAGGGTACACTTCCAACGATTACGAAGGGAGCATCCATTGACCTGTGCTTAGCGGATTTCAATAGCGCCTGCGGGGCGGATCACGACCAACACGTTGTGTACTATACGGCTGACAGACCGACGAGATTGAGCAGGACAAGCTAAGTAGTGTTATAGTTTAGCTGTGCCAAGCGGTTCCTCTGAAACGCGGGCACGTAAAATATACAAAAAAATTAAAGAGGGAGGTGAAAAATATGGCATTACCTAGAAGTTTGGGTGCTAGAGAATATGGTAAATTCCGTCCTACAAGGCACGGAGAGGTAGCTGTTGGCGTGACCAACGAGGATGAGGCTGACCCCATTACGTTGAACGTTACCGCCAGCGGTGATACCGAAATTATCCCTACCCCTGGGGCGGGCGAGAACATTGTTGTCAAAGGATTCCATTTCAGCAACGCCGGTGCTTCAAAAATTACAGTTTCCCTGAAGGCAGGGTCGGGCGGGCAAGAGAAGTTTTCTACCTGCTTGGTTGCGGATGGCGGGAGCTTCGACAAAAACCTGATAGGCAGGTATTGGAGACTTCCCCTCAACAAATCCCTTGTGGTTGTGTTGAGCGGTGCGGGAGACGTGCTTGTTACGATAGAGACAGAAGGCGGGACAGAGCCAGCCCAAGAAGCTGCAACCCTGACCGACGCATTAGTAATTACCGAGGCATTAGCCACGGAAACAGGTAAGCAAGTAACTGATGCTCAAAGCATTACGGTGGCTCTTACAAAGAAAGCTGCTGGTGCAGGAAAGAGCGAAGCCCTGCCGATTGCGGAGCAGTTAGCGAACGTGACTACCCTGACATTGAGCGACACCTTGAGCATTGCAGAAAGTGAAATTGAGGAGGCAGGGGTTGGCGGATTAGCTGACTCGATTGCTATTGTGGAGTCACTTGATACAATAGAAGTAGGCAAGAACTTTTCTGAGTCCGTTGGGATCAACGAGGCGGAAGTGATTGTTCATACGCCAGGTTAAAAAAGAGGGAGGTGAAAAATCATGAAAATCAGAGTATTACTTGGTTCTATCAAGCTTGATGATACCGTTTATGCCAAGGGTCAAACTTTGGAATTGGACGACACGCAAGCAAAAGCGATAATCCGAGAAGGGGTAGCCGAAGAAGTGCAACTACTTGCACCGGCGGAAGAACCCAAGAAGGAAGAGACCCCTGTTGAGGAAAAAGCCGACGAGAAGCCCAAGGAAGCACCCGAAAACACGGTTAGTGCCGAACCTTCATTGGATTGGACACGCAGAGAGTTAGTGGCTCACGCTACCAGTCTTGGAATTGAGGACGCCGACAAACTGGGAGCTAAAGAAAAGATTTTAGAGGCAATCCAAGCAAAGGGGGTGAAAACAGCATGAGTATTAAACTGACAAAAACTATTGATGGCAAAAAGGTCGAGCTCGACTTGATTTTTCTTAACGGAAAGTCTGTCGTGCGAGATAGCAACCTCAAGGAATTAGAAAAAAAAGGAGTAACCAAGTCTGTTTTGAAAAAAGCGGGATTTGACGTTGAGGCGGATGAATTGAAGAAGGTTTGACAACACCGCTTTCATTTGACCCCAAAAGGGTAAATTTCATTATGGAAAGGAGGTGAAAAAAATATGAATGCAGGACTAAATATAGTAGGACACGGACGGGCAGTCCTTCGGGACGAGGCGGGAAAAATCAAGGAGCTTCGTGAGTTCGACAACGTCTTTACCGACGTAGGAGACGCCCACGTAGCAGACCAGATGGCTTCAACCCCAGGAGAGGCAAATATGTCCGACATGTCAATCGGAACGGTAACGACCACACTGACCGCAGGCGACACGCAACTCGGAGGAGAACTGGATAGAAATACCCTAACTTCCTTCACGCAGGGTGCAGGAGGCAACGACAACAAAGTGGTTTACGTAGGAGACTGGGCAGCTGCAGATGGTACTGGTGCTATTACAGAAGCAGGTATCTTCAACAGCCACACAGCTGACTCTGGAACAATGTTATGTGCGCAGACGTTCTCGGTCATCAACAAAGGAGCGAGTGATACTTTACAAATCACGTGGACAGTAACCTTCGGTTGAGGACTTGAATAGTGTCGTTTGGGTATGTTATAATTAGGTTATGAAACCCAAGTGGCATTGGATGAATCAACCAAGAGTCAAATATCAAGAAGCTCTTAGAGGAATGTCTAAGGGCTGGGGAAAAAAGCCAAGAACTGGAAAAACATTAAAATGTTCTATTTGTAACAGAGATTTTTACCTGAGACCATCTCTTATCAAAAGAGCCAAAAAAAACTATTGTTCAAAAAGATGTTTTAATGAATCTAAGAAAGGCTCAATTCCAAAGAACATTAAAATAGCTCAAAAGAATAGCCCGATAAAATCTGGCAAGGAAAATATTAATTGGAAGGGTGGAATTACACCTTACCCAAAAGAATGGACAGGCTCTTTGCATTACAGGGTTTGGGTAAGGGATAAAAACGCTTGCCAGAAATGCGGTAAAGTCGGGGTAAAAAGAACAGACCTTATTGTTCACCACAAAGACTTTATCAAGGAGAATTGTGGGATTGGCAATCTAGTTCTCCTTTGCAGGTCTTGCCATATGAGGGTTCACTGGCAAGCCAATAAAGGAATACCAGGGTTGAAAAAATTTAATAGGATTCTTTTAAGAGCTTCTTGATAGACTAAGGCTACCTGGACGGTAACCTTTGGTTAAAATTGAAATCTAATCGAACATAAAGAACGACTGTATCTTAGTCGTTGGAGCGGAGCGGGTGGGAATTGAAATTTACATCAAAAATTGTTACTATGGTTTTAGGGGTTTCTTATGGACAAAATCAGCATACTCGTAGCGATTACCCACACCGGCGACGTTGTTGCCGGTCTTGAGTCCAAGCTTTCGAAATGGATTTACGAAAGCCCTAACCCCGCGGAGCTTCACTTCTCGCAGATCAACCCGACGTATTCAAACCGGAACACGGTTGTTAAGTACTTCCTTGAAAAAACTGCTCATACGCATCTTCTTTTCATCGACTCCGACACGGTTCCCTTCGACAATCCCCTTCCGATGGCGGAGCTGGGGCTGGACATCGTCGGCGGAGTGTATCCCATGTGGCGGATAGACCATTACGAGTGGCTTGCCATGCTTCATCAGCCGGACGGGCACTACAAAATGCTTCCGGCGGACAACCGGAAGGGACTCGTCGAGTGTGACGGGATAGGCGCGGGGTGCATGATGATCAAACGTGAAGTCCTGAAATCGCTCACAGCGCCCTTTGTTGACAAGGTGCGGGAGGACGGTCGGCGGGAAATCGGGCACGACTACTACTTCTGCGAGCGCGCGAAGGCTCTGGGGTACAAGGTTTTCGCGGATTGGGAAGTACTCTGCGACCACGTCAAGCAGGTGCCACTCATCGCCATCGTACAAGCCCTAAAGCGCAGTTTTGACGAGGGCGTGAAGGTGGGGCTTGACAAGGCAAAAGAAAACTCGGTAGTATAAGATGATGTGGAGCGGTGGGGGCAAAATGCCCCTGCTGCGACACGGTAGCACCCGAGGTGTTACCACAGGAAGTTAAAGGAGGAAATTTAATGGAGACATTTACACAAGATTTTCTTGCGTGCAATAAGTTGCATAATTCTGTGCTCTGTCTTTTTGATGGCAGGGCTTTTTTTATGGAGTAACCTATGGCAGCAATAGAGCTTTACCAGACCCTTCTTTTCAACGACGCAGACCTTGAGGCGTACTGGCGGTTTGAGGGGAATTCCAACGACTCAAAGGACTCGGCGAACGGCTCGGATACCAGCATCACCTATGGGAACGACTATGGGAAGTTTACTCAGGGTGCTCTTTTCAACGGCTCCACCTCAAAAATCGTCGTTGCCGACTGCGCTGCCGTTTCCCCGACAGGGGACTTCACGCTGAACATCTGGGGGAAGTGGACAAACCTACCCCCTGGAGGGGACGAATACTTCGACGCCCTGTTTTTGAAAGCCTCCGCATGGGCGACCAACTGGTCGTATTCATTCATGTTCGCAGCGGGCGATCTGTGGATATATCTATCTTCTAATGGGGGCGAGCCGACAAGCAAATATGTAAGCTACACGTTCAGCACGGGGACGTGGTACATGCTTACCGTGGTCTACGACGCCTCAGCGGGGAGCGCAAAGTTCTTCGTGAACGGATATCAGATAGGAACGACGCAGACAGGTCTTCCCACGAGCATTTACGACTCGAGCGTAGACCTCATTATCGGGCACAATTATACCGACCCGATCTATGTCTACGGGATGGACGGAAGCTTCGACGACGCAGCGATATTCCACAGAACCCTTTCAGACCAAGAGGTGGAAGACCTATACGAAGGGACGGGACCACAAGCGCTTACAAAAGCGCTTTCGGATTCAATAAGCTTTTCTGAATCTTTGTCCTCGGAAATTGGGTGGGGAAAGGAACTCGCCGAGGAAGACCAGACCGAGCCCTTCATGATTGACTTTATGGAGTTCGCCACGGACGGCGACGCGCAGGCAAAGTACATAACCGATTCTGCCCCTAACCTTCAGTCCTATTCCGAGCCGACGATAAAAACGCAAGGGTCGTACGCGCTCAAGGGAGTGGCAAACACGAGCGCCCTGAACAAAGTTCTCCAAAGGACGTTCGCCGGAATTACTCTGACCGACTACGGGAGTAATCCCATCATGTCCGCAGCTGAGCCTTCACTTATCATGGACGGGGAGCAGTGCGACCTGTGGCACGCGTGGTGGAACGAGGGGGACACGAGGATCAGCGACCTTTTCTACAAGTACGCGACCAACGCCGGACTTGACAACTGGGCTTCGGGCGGAGACCGCATCCTCAACAACGTCGTCTATCCGTGCGTCATAAAGGTTGGCTCGACGTACTACCTATTCGCGAACCTTGCGGGAGACCCCGGAGAGAGGGTTCACTTGTGGCAGAGCACCAACAAGACGACGTGGAACATAATGAACGGCGGAGACCCAGTGTTTGACAACAGCGGGTTGGCTGCCGACGACCCATTCAGGTACGTCTGGAACGTGCACGTCGTGGTGGTGGATGGGATTTGGCACATGCTCCTCGAGTCCGGAAGCCAGTCCGACCAGAGTGACGTCGCGCTCCGGTACGCGTGGTCAACGCTCGACGAACTGGATTGGTTCGCTCACAGGAGCGAGAACGCCGTCCTCCCTTCCGGCGGAAATCCGCACCTGCACCACGTCCCCAACAGGAACGCGATAATGGCTCTCTACGGGAAGATAGTCGGTGGGTACTGGGAGATTCACGGGGCTTCCCTCAACCTTAACGACGACCCGACGCAGCCAGCGAACTGGCACGAGGGGAAGGGGCTCCGGATATACTACGCCGATAAGCACACTGGCGACCCGTCGCTGGTTGTAGCGGGCGAGGGGAAAACGTACAACCTCCTCCTACAGTACTTCTACAATCAAACGAGCTCGTACCAGACCTACTCCGACCTCAGCCTTGACGACTTCTACGACAACGTCATGCACGATATAGACCTCACCGACGTGGACACGGTAAAGTTCGACCTGCGATCTTCAAGAACGGGATCAAACGTCAAGGTCGGACTCTACGACGCGGGCGGGGTAACAACGGAAGTCACGCCGAACGTAACCGTAGCCGACACGTTTCAGGAGTTTTCGATAGACCTCTCCGGCATATCCGCAGCGAACAAAGACTCGATACACGCGATTATCGTCACGGTCGTCAACGCGGACGCAGCGAACACGTTCTACATCGACAACCTTCACGCAGTCATTCCCGACACGGACAAGTACATCCTCATATCTGAGTCCTCCGTCCGAGGAGCGGGCGCTGGGAAGTCAGACACTATCTCTTTTTCCGAGGATATTACCGCGAAAACATGGGTAGCAGAAAAAGAACTTTCTGACTCCTGCCCGATTTCCGAAAGCGTTGCAAATGGTGCGACAATATCGCTATCGGACTCCCTCGACATTGCCGAGCAATGGGCTGATACTACCAGCGTAGACTGGACAAAAGAACTCTCGGATTCCATTTCTCTTGCAGAACAAGTTGCCAACTATACCTCTATAATAGTATCTGACGCGCAGTCGATTGCTGAAGGCTTAGTAACAGCAAAGGCCTTTTACCGAAACCTAACCGACTCCGTTTCAATAGCGGAAAGCTTAGCGAACCTAAACACGATAGGGCTGTCTGATTCAATTTCGCTGTCCGAGTTATCCGTCCACGCGTGGGAAGCCAAACTTTCAATTTCAGACGCCGTCACTTTTTCCGAAGCATTGACTAAGCTGATTGGCAAGCCGGCAAGCGACTCCCTTTCAATTTCTGAAACCCTTGCTAACCAAACCACAAGCGGAGCGAGCGATGCCTTGGGGATAGCCGAGGGTCTTGCCCGAACAGTTGAATACCATCTGGCGCTTTCCGACTCCGAAACAATTGTGGAAAGTTTGGGGAAATCTCCGTCGTTTGTTCTGCTTGACAGTATAAGCATCACAGAGGGTCTGGTACTTCACGAAAGAATAGGATTGTCCGACTCAATTACTTTTGTTGAAACCCTTGCCAACCAGTCAACTATGGGTCTGTCTGACAGCTTGAGCATTGCAGAGGCAACCGCCAAAAGGATAATAAAACCAAACATGTTCGAGGCGGTCAACCTTGTACCCACGATTTCCAACAAGGGCATCGGCAAAAAGCCCTCCGATGTCCAAGTCCTTACAGAAGCACCCGTCACCCTGTTGGGCAAGGGCGCACCCCTTTCTGACAGTATCTCTTTTGATGAGTCCATTGCAAAAGTAATTGTAAAAAGCGAGACTGAAGAGGTCGACCTTTTCGACCAGGAAGCCTTCAGCCTTGTCAAAAGCCTGTCGGAAGCTCTATCACTTGCGGAGGGGGTAGCCAACGGGACGACCCTCTCGTTTTCAGAAAGCCTCGCGATTTCCGAGGATGTCGAGATGGGCGGAGCAGGCAAGGCGTATCTCTCGGATTCGATAGCCATTACGGAAAGTATAGAAAAGTTGCCCTCAGTCTCTCTTGCTGATAGCATAGCGATTTCTGAAGACTTGACCAAGCAAACGGCAATCTCGATTGGGGATTCTGTTTCGGTAGCGGAGCAACTCGCCAACAGCGGGACGCTTTCAGCCTCGGACTCTCTCGCAATATCCGAGGCGTTGACCACGCTTGCGGAGTTTTACAGGGAACTCGGCGACGCAATTTCGTTTACCGAATCTACCGCAAAGAGCATAGTAAAAGAAATCTCGGATTCGATAGAGTTCAGCGATACCGAGGTGGAGGGACAGGTTAAACACCTTGAGGATGCGGTTACCCCGATTGCAGAAAGCCAAGAAAAATCCATCGTCAAGGCACTTTCCGACTCCGAAGCCCTGTCAGACAGCGAGGGCGCGAGCCTGTCTACTGTCCTTGCTGACAGCGTTGGAATGACAGAGGCGCTTGTGCCGTTCTGGACATTGGGACGCCAACTGGACGATTCTGTGGGCTTCAATGAAGGAGCAATCATGGCTGTCGGGGTGGCGAAGGAGGAAACCGAGCCTGTTTCCGAAAACCTTGCCAATTCTTACAGTTTGAGACTTTCGGACGCTGAAACCATTGCAGAGGGCGAAACTGAACAACCGGTCAGCGGTCTTTCGGATTCAATCGCCATAGTAGAGCAACTTGACTTCAAGGCTATAGTCAAAAGCCTGTCCGAAAGCTTGGCTATCGCCGACGGCGAGGGCGTTGATGTTGTTCTATCGCTTTCAGACTCAATGGGTATAGCCGAGGCGGTTGTAAAAAGTACGGCGCTTCTGAAATCAGAAAGCGTGAGCCTTGCGGAAGCAACGGCAAAAGTCTTTCATCATACTCTCGCAGACAGCCTGACAATAGCGGAGCAGTTTGCGGAAGAAGTGGCTTTTGAGCGCGCGTTTTTAGAGGCAATTTCTATTACCGACGGCTTGGTTCATCAAAGGGTAAGATATTTAACCGACAGCTTGAGCATAGCGGAGTCTACGGTGAAAGGGCTTATCATTAACAAAACAGAGAGCATCACTTTGATTGAGGATATGGAAACCGATGCGCACCCGCAACGAAGGATAGCCCAGACAGGATTTTTGAGAACAATAGGACAAAACTAATATGGATTACACACTAAATTTATCAGACAGCGTTGAACTCTTTCTTCTAAATGATGAGTTTAATAATAATCGTGCCGCAGGAGCAGTCAATGGCACTTCTGCTGAACCCACTGGGGGAACAAGGACGGTGGTGGATACAAATGGAAAGTTGAGTATTACTGGTGGACAGTTGAGTTTTGCAACGGGGGGAAGTGCCGCAGGTAATCCTGGTTTATGGTATCCGTCGTTGATAACTTCTGTCGGACAGGTATTAACTGGCAATATAACACCTTCTTCAGGACAATTTTCATTCGGAACAGATTCAAACCAATCAAGTTATGGCTACGATTATTTTTACTTTGCAGGAAGTAGTTCACTGAGAATTAGTCAGGCGACAGCTGAAATTGAAATTGGGGGCTTTACTTTGGGTAATAATTACCAGCTTGCCATGATAAAACGTACATCAGGAAATTATTTCTTTGTCAAGGGTGGTGCATTTACTAATTGGACTTTGGCATGGGTATCGTCTACTGGAGGAACTGTATATCCGTTTATCAACGCATACAATACTTCTGCGGTTGGCACCGCAGACAACATCCGCATCCCCACCTCCACCTGGCTGCCGACACCTTTGGCCTATGATACCTTTACCCGTGCTGATGGAGCCAT